GGTGACGTAGGCCGGACTTGCTCTCGTTGTACAGCCAGCTGCGGGCTTCCAGGTACTTGCCCACCTGCATGACGTTGACCCCATTGAGACCCTTGCAGAACTGGGTATGGGTCATCCCTTCCTTGAACAGGTTCTCCAAGGAATGGATCTTTGTGGCCTGCTGCTCGACCTGGGCGGTTAGCATCAAGCGGGCCTTTTCAGACTCCATGGCGATCTGGAGGATTTCGATGGTGGAAAGCTGCTGTGGTTGCGCGACCTGCCCTTCCAGTTCCTGCCACCGATCAACGAGGGCGGCAGTGAACTCCGGGCTGAGTTGCGCGACAACAACGAAGCTGTCCCGCTTGCAGATCTGGTAGACGGTTACGCTCTGGCCGAGATGGTTTTTAACTTCCTCAAATTGAGGGAGTTGGATAGTCCCGCGTTCTACCAAGGTCTCAATGGTCCGCTTCACATTGTCGTGACGCTTACCAACGAGGTCGGCGATTTCTTGCGATGACATTTTCCGCGCCACGTTTTGAGATTGCAGAAATCGTGGCGCGGGAATGTTGGGGGTATTGATATGTGGCTGCGTTTGCATATAATCGGCCTCATCGAGTGTTAATGAATCAGCCGGGATTGCGCCCCGGCTTTTTTGTGCCTGGGATTTAGTGAATCTTCGAAGCAACAACAGCGGCTCGATCTGCCATCGCAACGGCGTGGGCAGCAAGGGAGCGGCAAAAGGATTCGAAGGACTCGGCGTAAACTTGGTCTTTCTGGTCAAAAACGCCATCAGCGAAAACCTTCCCGCCAAGGCCAGCGACATGGCCAAAGCTTGTAGAGATTCCCGCGAACACCTGCAGGGCATCATCGATACCCGATCCGATCTGCTTCACAGCCAAAAGGCCGTAGCGGCTGGACAGTTCGATCAGTGCACGGTCACGCCATGGCTGGTCCAGGGCTGCAACCCATGACTCTTCAATCCACGAAGGGATCTCAATGCGGTCGCCGCTGTCATCGAGCCAGCGCTCTACGCGCTTGCTCCAGGCCTTGTAGGAGCGACCGTAGGTCTGCATGTCTGCGGTTTTAGTCATGCCCTGTAAATCCGGAAAACCCTTTTCCTTGCAGCGCTCCGGCGCTCGCGTAAACAGCTGGTGGTTGAGCTGCTCAGCGAAGCCGTCTTGGCTCATGCTCGTTCTCGCGATCATGTCGCGCGCAATGGCGACCAAGACCGCATCGCGTGTTTCGTGTCGCAAGTTCGACGTTTGCATGGGGACTGCTCTCTTCTAATCTGGCTTCAATGGAACGGCGAACAGGGATATCAGGCGGCGCCGCGTAGGACTTTGTGCGCCAGGTCGAGAAGATCCGGTCGCAAACCTGCGATGGTGATCTCTCCACCTGATGCGTCCTGAAGGCGCTCTGCCAGGTCGGCCGAGGCTTTTCGGTGACCGCCTGCCAGCTGCCACAGGTGCCCTACCGTCGTCTTGGCAGCGGCAGCCACTGACTGGCGCCGTTCGTTTGAAGCGCTGGCGAGCCAGTCACGCAGATGGTCATTCATGGGATCTCTCCTTAAACATAGGAGAAATTTAGCTTATGGCTAATATCGTAGCAAGGAATATTTAGCTGTGAGCACATTTAGCATTGAGCTAAACGCTGGCATTCTTGCCCGCATGGATATTTATGCGATTCGTAAACAGCAACTGATCAGCCTCATAGGAAACCAGCGAAAAGGCGCGTGCGCCGAGCGCTGGGGAATGGCGCCTGCGCACCTGAGTCAGATTTTGTCGGACAAGACGGCGAAGAATTTGGGAGACGACGTAGCGCGGAGAATCGAGGCGATTGAGGGGCTGCCCAGAGGTTGGTTTGACTCCATATCGCCAGGTGAGTCGATAACTCCAGCTGACGAGCTGACTTCGAGCGATCACTCAGGCGAGACATCCGCGCAGACAGCGGCGGACCAGATAAAGCAGATGCTTTCGAGGGTCAAAGGGTTAACGAGCACGGCTCGTGACAGGATCATTGCGGCTGCTGACGAGACGAGCAACGTCATAACCGTAGACTTCTCTCGCCCCGGCCAGGTTGGCGACGAGGTGTGGATTGCGCACTACGACGTACGCGCAGCGATGGGTGGCGGGCAGATCCCGCACGAATACCCGGAAATGCTCCAGGACATAAGGGTCAGCCCCAAGCACCTGCGTGACCTGGGCGTCACCTTCAAAGAGCACTTCCACCTCAAGATGATCACCGGGTGGGGGCAGTCGATGGCTCCGACCATCAAGGATCGCGACCCCCTGCTCGTGGACATCACGATCCGGGAGTTCACCGGAGATGGCATTTACCTCTTCTCCCACGACGAGATGCTCTACGTGAAGCGCCTTCAGAAGAAAGGCAAGGATCGCTTCAAGATGATCTCCGACAATAAGCACCACGATCCCGAGGACATTCGGGTGGATGACACACACATCCTGGCTCGAGTGCTTTATGTGTGGAATGGACAACCGGTATGACGCCATACCCCGCGATAATCCCAGCCAACAGTCACGATCCTAAAGACTCTGCAGCCCGGCTCAAGTCGTCTTTTGGCTCAAAAAAGATGCGCTATCTGGATGCGGAGCACCAGCCCAGAGGCATCATGCCCCCTATCGAACAACAAAAAATAATTTCGCCAGGGTTGCCGTCGCACGTAGTTCTATTAATCCGTAATGAGCGAAGAGTTTAGCCGATTGTAATTCATGGAGATTTAGAGCATGGAGGGTCACAGTGGCAGATCAAAAAAAATCACATTCCGATAGCGTCTCGCTCGCAGGGTTTTACTACGGCGTAGCTGGTACTTTTTTGGGCGCCGCAGGTATCGCTTTGTCTGTCTACTACTCAAATTCCGGGGAGAAAAATTTATGGCTAAGTCTTTCTGGATGGATATCGGCAATTCTCATAGGCACATTTCTAACACGACTTTGTTTCAAGTTAATTGAGATAAATGGAGTATTAAGCCACACCGCTGCTGAGCAAGCGCAAAATTCAATAGAACTAGCGGCGAGAGTTGGCGAACTGGAATATGCAAACGATAGACTTACTGAAATTGGATCATATGTGATAGCTACAGCTACGAAGAGTGCCGTGAAACCTCGACAACGCGTAACCCCAGGCTCTAAAAAAGCTTCAGCGCACTCTCCCAAAGAGCAAAGGATTGAATCTGAGGATATGATTGATGAAAATTGACTTTAACGATTACACCTATTATCCAAACCTGCGAAGCCGGCCAGCTGAAGTAAAAGGTTTCGGGGAGCTTTCTGACTCATGTAAAGATGCCGTAATCCCTCTGTTCACTCTTGGTGTATGGCCACGACAAACTGATACTGTCACGTCTCTAAGAGAAGTCATTTCAGCTTGTAATGGTAGGCCTTTTGCTTTAGATCTGACCACAGATCCGAGCTACCTAACCAAGGATATTTTTGAGCTTAGAAACCCAGATTCAGATTTTAAAAACTGGAGGAATTTCGTTAGCAAAATTGATTACCCGATAATTCCAGTAATTCAAATAACTGATGATTCAAAAATATCTCAAGTGATCCGACAGGCTCGCGCTTTTGAAAATGCCGGGCTAGGGAAAATTGTTTTTAAGATTAGTAGTTTTAGCAGCCAGACAAATAACGTAATTGCGGCACTGTCAGCTCTTGACTCTTCGGACAATGCACTTGTAATAATTGATGCAGGTTATATTAGAGATACCCTTCACGCTTCGCTTGCCGGAACTGTGACCTTGATAAACTCCATCAGGGACGAAGTAGATAGCGCAATCATAAGCGTCGCATCAACTAGCTTTCCATCTTCCGTAATGCCATTTATAGATGTCAATAGCAAGGGAAAAACCGGAGTAATTGACATCATGGAGACGAAACTCCATGCCGCGATAGGCAGAGAGGCTGTAATCTATGGCGACCATGGATCTATCCACTCAAGAGTATATACAACTTCCGGCGGGAGATTTATCGCTCGAATTGATTACCCCCTAAACGATGCTTGGGTGTTTGAGCGGCGCTCAGACACCAATTCACAAGGGTACATTTCAGCGGCCGAGGATATTATCGATGCATTTCCTGAGATAGCAGATGATGAAACATGGGGAGCGAAGAAAATTATGAAAGCAGCACAAGGTGAGATCGACAATATGAAAACTCCCGCGTCATGGATCGCCGCCCGAGTTAACATGCATATTAGTCGACAGATAGACTTGAACAGCAAAAGTCAGTCTGACGAAGAAGACTTCGACGACTTTGATTTTTGAGTCTTTCGACGTATCAACACTGATTGAGGCATCTCAAGTTCGAGAGCCTCAATCCCTTCACCCAACACGCTGAAGTCTATCTTCTTTTCAGCGCGCTGAGCTGGATGGTACCCTTCGCTATACATAGCAACCTGACGCTCGAGATTAACCCGAATTGTTGCGCTTTTGCTGAGCAGATCAAGGCACGCCTCAGTCGTACAGACCTTTCGTTCATTTAAGAAATTCCTGAATGAACCACTATACCTTTGCTTGATGCAGTCTAAAACATATGATCGTAGCTGTTTGGAACCTCTAAAGCCGCAGGCGCTGACCAGATCGGACCTAAGCATTCCTGCCTGAAATGGTACGCCACTCTGCCTTAAAAATCTTTCCAGCTCTGACTTGGTTATTAGGCTTGTGAGCTTTGAGATATCCTTAACTTCGCATATACGGCCAGGTCGAACTTGACGAATTTTTGCACGACCCGATGCGTCGTAAACCTCGAGTATTCCAATTTCTGAAGGATAGTCCCGTTGTATCGAGCCAATAAATTTGGTCGCGGCAACGATAACGACTTTATCAAAATGCGCCTGAAAAGACTCTACTTGACCTGGTAGCCTCTTCAAAGTATCAAAATGACTTTTTATCTCAAAGCCATACAGGCGACCATTAGCAACGGCGATATCCGCTCGTCGAGACCAGTTGGCTACAACCATCTCGTTAACAATAACCGCGTCATTAACCATGCCTTTGTCAAAAAGCCAGTCAATAAGAACCGCTTTTATCTCTTTCTCGGAAAACACTGAGCAGAGACTCCTAAAATTAGAAACATTTGAAACTCAACTCGATGATGGCTTGGAGCCACCAAGCTTGTTTGCTATTATCACATTTATACTTACCTAAGAGTAGCCGTTCTCGGCAACTCCGCTAGAAAGGCGCCGTTTCCTCCTCGCGTTCAAGCTCAGCCTCTCCCCTCCCCGCTACCTCGACTTCCTGCTGCTCCCACCTCACCGTCACGCTGCCGTCGTCATTGAGGGTCAGTTCGAGCTCGTCGGTATCAGCGATAACACTCAGCACTTCTTCCCATTCCCGATCCCCGTCTGTGTCCAGGCGATGAATCGTCACCCAGCGCTGCGCCTGTGCCACCGGGTGATTGATCATCGATGAGACGCGCAGCGCGAGACGCTCCATGCCGCTCATTTCCCGCCGTGCTGCCAGTGCCGCCTGCTTCTTTGCCATGAAATTCCCTTCCGATTAAATGCTGTATATCCATACAGCTAATGGAAAAATCATAGCTCACTGCTAACTGACGCGTAAAGCGTTTATGGGCCTCAGACATCGGCTCGGCGAGACCAGACGGATCGCGATAATTTCGCCCACCGCTAAATATTTAGCTTGGCGCTATTGACGATATTTTAGCTTGAGGCTAAATTAACTCCATCGCAGCGACACACAGCCACTGCGAAGGGCCTCTGCCCGCCGCTCTTTAAAAATTCAGAAGACGATCCCGCTGCGGAAATAACAGCGGGGCCGCCTGTCCGGCAAGGACAGGGAGGGCCGATGCAAAGGCTCTTTCAAAACCTAACTATTTAGCCGCTACGCCTCTACTGGGGACCGGCGATCTGATCTGACCTACCGCCACGGGAGTGACTTTGGCGCTGGAAGGAAACACAGGGAGAACCTGCGGTGGATCGAGGGATACCGAACTGGCGAATGATCCAGATATGCGTAGCGAGACCAACACTTAACTGATGCGCCCGGCACGCCGTCGCAGCGGACAACACGACATCAGATTCAAGCCGGTGACCGACGCCAGGTGTTATGCGGGTCACGGCGCCACAGATTTGCTGATGCCGCTTCTATGAGGCGGCATTGGAAATCAACGGAGGAACACAGGATGAACAAGGTGCTTCGTATCACCCTGCGCGGCGAGATGCAGGTATTCAACGATGACGACCTGGCCGCCTGCGTCCGCGAGGCCAACCGGCTCAACGCGGAGCATGGATATACCAACGGCGTGTGCGTGGTCGAGCTGGAAGATGGTCAACGCATGACGGCGGCTGACTGCAAGGCTGCCGCGTGATGGAACTTTTCACTGATGCCCATCCAGAGCGGTGGGCATTGGGAAAACAACCGGAGACTACTCATGACCTCGATGACTTCGCTCCTTACGTTGGAGCGGCTTAAGCAGGTAATTGTCTACGACCCGGCGACAGGGTCTATGCGACACAAAGGCCGTCAGGGCGTGCGCGATGGATCATCTGCCGGGGCCCTTGATACTGAGGGGTATCTGGTGATTCGTATCGACGCTATTAAGCACCGTGCAAATCGACTTGCTTGGTTCTATATGACCGGCGAGCAACCTAAAGGCCAGATCGACCATATAAACGGCATCAGGTCGGATGACCGGTTCTGCAATCTGCGGATGGTTTCAAACAAGCAGAACGGCAGAAACCAGCGCAAACAAAGCGGCAACAAGAGCGGCGTCACCGGCGTTTGCTGGCATAAGCGCTACTCAAAATGGCTCGCTCAGATCCGCGTAGACGGCAAATACATCTACCTGGGCATGTTCAGCAATATTGAAGACGCAGCGACAGCACGAAAGGCCGCAGAGGTAAAGCACGGTTTTCACGAAAACCACGGAAGAACATCAGCTCAATACCGGCACCTGTAGCGGACACGACAGCCTGTCGTTAACTGCCCGATCCTCTCTATGAGAGCGTATCGGTCTGCACTCAGCGATAGCTCAGCAAGGAAGAGCACCTTGAGTGGAAGCCTTGCCGGGTTCGAATCCCGACCTGAGTGCAGACCGATGCGGATGAGTACGCAGACTGATGCGATGTAAGTCGGACGGGATAAAACACGGGCCGGATAGCCCATCCAATCCTAGGTA